AAGGCAAGACGAAACGAAAAAAGATTCGAGCTGTTCCGCTGGGGGCCAGAGTTAGTTCAGTTCTGGCGTTCGACGACGATGCAGATTTTGTTTTTACTCAGCCAGATGGAAGCCAATGGGTAAAAGCGAAGTTCTACGACAACTTCTACAACGCTTGCAATGTTGCTGGCATAAAAGATTTTACACCACATGACTGTAGACATACGTTCGCTAGTCACTTGGTGCAAAAGGGGGCATCTCTTCGAGCGGTTGCAGACTTGCTTGGACATTCGTCTCTAGCAATGGTGATGAGGTATTCGCATCTCGCACCGACACACTTAGAAACAACAATCAACTTACTTGAAGGAGAGTAATATGGCAGAAGAAAAGAAAGGGCCAGAGTTTGTGAAGGTCGCAGACGTTTGGATGGTCAAGAACGACGAGCAGTTCGTTGGTCTGGAGATGACGTTCACGCAAAATGTCTACAACAAAGACGGAGCGATGACAGTCATAGATTTTATGAAAAATTCTATACTGAATACACGATGGTTATTTGCAACGATTAACAGAGTAGAGGACAAAGATGCACCGACTAACGCACAACCAGAAAGTGATGGCAGTGAAAATCCTAAAGCACCTCCGCCAATCGACGACACCAGTGAATCGGCAAAAGGAGATAGCTGAAGCCATAGGTGTTACACAACACAGTGTATCACGTTATCTTCACACACTTGTATACATTGGGTTCATTGAAAAAGATGGACGCAATTATATTGAGGGGCCAAAAGCCCCTCAATATCTGGAGCATTGGGCAGTATTGTTATTAGATTCTGCCTAAGTATTTAGCCAAACCAAGTATACCAATACCACCGATTACGACGACGATAACAATAACAAGGAACCAAGTTCCCAGGGCTTCGATAAGCTCTTGTCGTCGTCTTCGTCTTGCTTCCTCTTCTTCCTGTCTTTTTTTTCTGACCTCGACACGCATACGTATTAGTTCTTGCCATGCAGATGGGCCTCTTGTTGCAATAACTATAGCTCGTAAGTTGTCTTCAAGGTCTTCGGCTTGCTTCTTATTAATGAAAGTTTGCAATGCTTCTTCGTTTGCAGACTGAAAAGGTTTGTTCTTTTCATTGTTGTGTTCTTGTTTGACACTATCAATAGCATCGAACATCTTGCCGATGTCTTTAGCCAAAGACGAAATTTCTTTTCCAGCAGCCACGCCCGCTTTTATTCCGTTAAAAGCTGCGACTGCCATTGTAATTGGTTCCAACTTAACCTCCTTAACACCCTCTTATAAAATAGCTACGGGAGTAAGGAGTGTCGTCCTATAGTTCGTCTTCGTCAAACCTTACGTTGCCAGACATGACCTGTTTTTCCAGCTCTTCGTCTGACAAGCTGTCGACATCGTACATGTAAGATGTGTTATTGAGTTTAGAGAATGACAGATTTGTCATTCTTGTTTTTGTTGGTGCTTTTGTTTTCGTCTGAGAAACGTTCTTCTCTGACGTACAATCTTTCTCTGTGTGCAAGGAGGTCTCTAATACTTCCAATGTCCAGAAACTCGTAGTGCAATTCGTGCATGTTCTCTTGCGTCTTATGCTTCCGTCTTTGGAACGACTGTCTAATACTTTTGTAGAGCCCCCACATTTGTAGCAAATCAAGCTGTTCTCGTGCGCTTCTTCTGCTTTAGCTTCTTGAAGTCTGCGCCTGTTATCTTGTCAAAAGGAGGAGCCATACCAGCAATCATCATTTGCTTTTTGGTTAGCTTCTTTCCTTTGTTCATTGCTCTCTTCATACCTTTGTTGCGACCCATCATTTTCTTTTTCCTTTCTTCCAACTGATACGTGCTGGCCCTTTCTTTTTTCTACTGGCAGACGTGCATTGAGCCTTCGTCGGTCTGCAAGCTGGGTAAGGTCTCTTGGATTTGCCCTTCGCCGACTTACGACCACAAGGCTTTCCAGTCTTGCAGTCTATCCAACCTTTGCCTTTGTTTCGGCTGAACCATTTATGCAGACTTTCGCTTCGAGCCACTCTTCTTACCCCAGTTCTTTGCACCTACACGTCTACATTTAACCAACGCTCCACTTGCATAAGCGCTAGGCCAAACTGAGTAGCGTGACTTAACCTTGTGGTAACAAGCGTCTTTCTTGCCAGATGACTTACGCTTTTTTGACGTTGACTTTTTTGCCATTGTTACCTCTTGCTAACACGCAAGGACAATTTGCGTGCTTCATTTTACCTGTCTGCGTTTTGTTAGCGACAGACTTTACCTTCCTACCAATGCTAGCCACAGTCTTTACCTACGTCTGAGGGAACGACCACGACCACCGAAGATAGGCTTTACTCCTGTAGTTGTTCTTCCGAACTGGCTAGGCATCATGGACATTGCACGATAAGGGTTGATGTTTTTACCACCAACCTTCATCGTCTGCATCCCTGGCGTCTTGCCACGTGTTCCGAAGATTACACCTCGGTTTTTCTTAATCATTTATGCTCTCCTAATGGATTTTTTCTTCTTCATTGAGGAGCCTTTTTTTGATGCCATAGCTTTCTTCTTCGGCATAGGCTTTTTCATTGACTTTTTCATTCCACGCATTGCATACCTCCTTGCGGTTGTTAATATACTTGATGTCTTCTATCTTAAACTTTTCGTAGTAACTTGTCTTCCTCAACTTATCAGATGCTTGAACAAGTTTATTTAAAGATTGCACTAAAATTAGTGCGTAGTCGTCCTCAACAAGACCATCGAACTCAGGAATGTTGGGGTTGTGTTCGGCGTCTGGGTGAAAACCCATAAGCCAAATACCGAAATGGTTTTTGTTTTGTTCGTCTAGCCACGCCTCAAATTCTTGTTGAGTCAAGTCTTCCCAGCCTGTCCACGCTACGACATGTACAGTTTCGTCTGTTGGTAACAGCTCGTGACTTTTGATGTTGATTACTGGAGCCAGATGGTCTGTGACATGTACGACGACGTGTCCATCCATCCAAGCTTTTCTTGCGAAAGGACATGGTGGCATGTCTGCAAACAGTGGTGTTGGTTTTTCTAAGACTTCGTTTGACCACGCTTGAATTTCAGCTGCAATCAAACTTGAATATTCTTCCCAGTCGTCTGCCATTAACATTTCCACCTACGTCTGGCAGCTTTACCTCTTGGCCCTTTCCAGTTTTTTGACCTAGCGCAAAAAGACTTCCGTCTTTTTGCATCTTTACTCCCAGGCTTTACCTTGCCAGTGACGGGTGCTTTCAAGTTAGAGCCCGTAGCTCTGTTGTACTTGGCTCTGCCTTTAGCAGTAAGACCACCGCCCTCTTTTACGGAACGCTTCTCGCCTCTGCCTACAGATAAGTTAACGCTTTTTTTTCTCTTACGTGTCTTGCTTGACATAACTTTACCAATCTCTGTTTATACAAAGACTACAGAAAGAAACGGTGCAAGTCGTCCTACCTGTTGTTAAATTTGACTGAACCTGTTTCTCTCAGGTAGCTGCAATAAAATTTTAGAAAGTCGTCTAGCCTTATAAGACACAGGCTTTCACCTGTCTTCATTCTATTTTTTCTGTTAACTACAATAGGAACTTCTGGTGCATTGGTTTTCTCTATGTTACGTTCGGCTTGTCTCAGGGCGTCATGGAAGTTCAGACGTTCAACACGTTTAGCTTCTATGAATATCCCTGGGACACCAAGAACGTCTGCACCACCCGACATGTCTACGTAACCACCACCAGATAGTGGGGCTCTGTGTGCTGTCTTCAGTCCTGTTTCTTGATTAATATATTTGGCTAACTCTCGTTCGTAGTCGTCGCCTTTTTTCTTTTGTTTACTCAATCTTCGTACCCCAAATCTTTACGACAAGACTTACAAAAGAACCACATCTTTGGTCGCTCGGTCTTGTCGCCACATTTCATGCACGGCCTAGTCCACGTTTTTCCTTTGAAGTCACGGCGAACCTGATACTTGGCCCCATCGAACTCTTGCAAGCCTTCCCTCACAAGTATTCTTTTCAAGGTATCGACACAACAGTTAAGACGTTGTGCCATGTCAGAGTAAGTTTTAATTCTATGGTTTTGACGAAGCCAAGATAAGTCCGAGTCCGAGACTCGAATGTTTCTTGGCATATATCACTGCTCCTTTTTCCATGTATAGTATAACATTTAATACTAATAACAAATATTTACAAGAAATTTTTTTCTAGGTGTTGATTTATCCAGTCAAAAGTGATACAACGACTAAACGTTTAGTCTTGAAAAGGCGTGGTTGTAAACCACGCCTTTTGACTTATGGCGTTATTAGCTAAGTTTGGTCGTTGTATCATCTACAATACATGAAAAAAATAACACGAAGACAAAAAGAACTTGAAGATAAATATAACTCTTGGAAGAACACACGAGAGGAAAATAGGAAGCGCTATCCAGAGGTCGCCAAGATAATAGACGAGGTTAGAAAGCACTTCCCTGGGGCAAAAGTTACTTCGATAACTCCAACCAAAGACGAACCAAAGTAAGAGGCTTGCCTAGCTTGTCAGCTATATGCTCGGCATCTAGTCCGTTTAGAGCCATTTCTTTTGCTTTTTGTTTTGTAGACTTGCTAGCGACGATACGTTTCTCGCCAGTAATATCATTTGCAGAAAACCCTAGCCACTGAACTCTATCGTGTAGGTCTGTCCACTCACGAACCTTTCCGTATCGAACCTCCATCACCATGTACAGACGAAAGTTGTCAGGCAAACTTCCTTGCAGCAAGGGCCAAACAGGTTGGTCGTAGTTGCCATCATACAACGCAGCATTTTGTTTAGCTGTATCCTCGTCTTGGAATACCTGTGCTACACGTATCTGTGTTTCCAAAGTTGTGAGCTGATTCGTTGACCCAGCTTCTCTTCCGATACCGCTGTCACTTGGTTTGTTGCTGTGATGTATGAGTATCACAGACAAGCCAGAGTTTCTGAGCTTGACTGCGAGCTGGTTTACCTTTGACCATTCGTCTGAACTGTTCTCTTGTAAGCCTGGGTAAGCTGTTCGCAGTGTATCTATAACGACAACGTCTGGGTCAGAGAACTCAATCCAACCTTGCAGTTCTTGTAAACCATCTCTGTTGTGCAGATTGATTTCTTTCTTATCAATAAACGGAGTCCAGATGTTGAGTCTGTCAGCTGTATCAGAGTGTATTGATTTCAAATCAATCAATCGTCTTGCAATGGTAGCCATGCCCATCTCGAAGTCCATGTACAAGACACGTGCTGGTTTACCTATCTCGAAAGGGCCAAAGTATTTGTTGCCAGCAGCTAAAGCTCCCATTGCATGTTGCACAAACAACGACTTGCCGTGACCACTGTATCCGAACACTTGCACAATCGTGTTGCTTGGAAGCCAAGGTTCTATCAGATACGTCTTTGCATCAGCTTCTTGTAACAGCTGGTCTGCATCTCTCATTTGTATGAGTCGACGTGTCCTAGCTTCGACTGGCTGGTTGGCGTTTATGTACGGCTTATATATATAGTCACCCTTTTCATCAAATCTGTCAGGATGATTACGCCGTTCTGATTGCTCCATAGATAGAACAGTTGCCTCGAACTCACGTTCCGATAAGGGCTCTTCAAAAAACTCATTCATAAATGCAAAGCCACGAAGACGTAAGTCGTGACCCCAGAACCCTTCAAGTATTGATTCGGATATGTAACGCATCACACGTTCGTTGCGTCCGTTGCCAAGACCAGACGGAATCTTCAACGAGTTTGGAAAAGACTCACGGACATATTTGGCAGTCCTATCCCACTCAGATATAAATTCGTCTGGGTCTAACGGCATGACAGACGACAAGTCTAACTCTGAGAACTCAAAGTCTTTGCCGTCCATAGATGGTAAGACTGGTTTCCAATCCTTCCAAGTTGGAAGGTCGTCCCAGTCCAACCCCATACCTATTTCCCAACTGTAGTTTTTACTTGGAGGTAACAACGCATAAGAGCCGTCGCCTCTAAAGTCTAACCCATTTATGCGAGGCCAGTCGGAGCCCGTGCTGTTTACGCCAGCACGAGGCCCACGACGAACGCCGTCTTTGGGATGCTCGAAATATAAATGCACTCCTCTCTTCGTCTTGACTGTAAAAGCCGAGCGCATGCCTGTATTTATTGCCTGTTTGTACGCTTCGTCATTGTCACAATCGACAACAACAACTCCACTTACCTCGCCTGTTATGATTGCAATGTCATAGTCAGGCCACTGTGACCACCATTGTTCTACTTCTTTTTCTGTTGGTGGCTCGTCTTGATATTGTCTCCACTTTATAGCGGGTCTTTTAGCGTCTGGTTTGATTGGTATTACAGACCAACCTCTCTCAAGATAATCCAGGGCTGCTGCCAGTTTTTCGTTCATGTTCGTCTTCCTCAAAGTAATTGTTAAAGTCAATGTCTGGAGCATGCTCCTTTATTTTCTCAAGAACTTGGCTACTTATATAGCGTCGTTTCATCCAGCCGTATGGGGCAGTACGAACCACGCCAGTTATCTTAGCCACCGAAGACGCCCCACCTAAATCGGTGATGAGCTTCTCGATGTTAAGTCGCATTTTGTTCTCCTTTTGACTTGCATTAATGTATAATTTATACTACACCTATATTATTAATCAAGTCATCATTCATATAAATTGCTGATGACGCATTAAATAAGGAGGTCGTATGACTGATAGTTGGGACGTGTTTGATAAAACACGCAAAGATGTTGTCGCATCTAAAACGACACAGCGATTGGAAGAAATGTCTGCCGAGCTGTATAAACTAAACCTTGAGAAGATAACCCTCGAAGAAAAAATATCTGTGCTAGAGGGAGACATCTCCAGATTATTTCCAGAAGAGTCAGGCTCACAGTCCAAAGAACTTGGATTGTATGAGGTCATTGTTTCTCGCACTGAGAGATGGTCTTGGGATAAGGACGCTTTGGAAAAACATTTTGAGCAGAAACCTCTGCCTCATTATGTGAAGCGTAATCTCAGCATAGATAAAAGGGCGTTCACAAAGATGCCTTTGGAAACACAAAACGAAATCAAGTATTGCCTAACACGCAATCTTGACAAACCGAAAGTGAGGGTAGTGAAACATGTTCAAGACGTTTAGTACAAAAGACATAATGCAAGACGGGCCTACAAAGGTTCTTCTTTATGCACATCATGGGTTTGGTAAGACCTATCAGTGTAGGTTCTATCAATCTCGATATGGAAAAGGACTCATCTTATCAGGTGAGGCTGGTCTAAAATCAATAGAAGACGTGGACATTGACTATGTTCCGTTTACTTCATGGGACAAAGGGCATGACCCTGACAACGGTAAGTATAGCTTCCGTGGTATTATGAAGATGATTGCAGACCCACAGTTTGCCAAGCAAGGTTATAAGTGGATAGCCATTGATAGTTTGACAGAGATGTCAGATAGGTTGATGGAGCATCTTGAAGCCGAGCATCAGGGAGATAACAACAACTTCAAACTATATGGTGACAATTCACGGATTATGATTGGAGCTTTGAAGTGGATACGTGACTTGCCTTTGCATGTCTACGTAACGTGTTTGGCGAAGGAGGAGAAGGACGCTAATGATGTAACTCATTATTGGCCTATGGTGAAAGGGGCTTCTGTTGCAAAACAAGTTCCAGCTTTGTTTGACCACGTCTTATGTGGTGTGAGACGGACAGAGACAAACGATAAAGGCTTGCCAAAGGTGAAGAGATATATCGTTACGGACGAAGTAAGTGGGTGGCATGGCAAGACCAGAGACCCAAAGAGTGTACTGAAACCATTTGAAAAAGTGGATGATGTCACTGAATTATTAACAAGAATGGCTACAGCCGAGGAGAAATAGTATGAGTGATTGGAACTTTACTAATCTTGACTTGTCTTCTGTTGAAGAGGGGTCAGGAAGCACACGCCTACAACAAGGCGTGTATACAGTGGAATGTAAGAACGCATCCATTGAACCCGTTGGTGCTACCAACAATCGTAAATTGGTTCTTGACTTCGATGATGTCGATGGTCAAGGTGATATAAGGGTGAACTTGAACATCAAGCACACCAGCAGTCAGGCACAAGAGATTGCCCTCAGACAGTTAAAATCTTTTCTCGTCTGTGCTGGACACTCAACACCTGACAAGCCTGGGGATGTTGCGTCTCTGAAAGGATTGCAATGTAAAATCAGAGTCGGTTTAGGTAAGCCTTGGACTGGTGACGATGGGGTGCAAAGACAGAGTTCAGAGGTCAAGTCGTTTATGCCTACTAAGGCAGACGCTAAGTCTGACAAGTCTGACCCTCCCGCAGATGAGAAAGACTTAGACGACGAAATCCCGTTTTAGTCGCTAGCAAAGAAGGAGTGGAAATCCTCCCCACTCCTTCTTTTTTTATACAGGTTTTAATATGGTCGAAGCACAAAAAATAATAGAAGCAATAGACGAGGGTTACGAGAAAGAGCCAAAAGAGAAAGCCAGAGATTATATCGGTGCATCTATGATTGGCACGGCTTGTGATGCCGAGATAGCATTTAGTCTGCGTGGCTTTCCAAACAATCCACCAACACCAAGACTCAAAAGAATATTTAGACTTGGTCACATTCTTGAAGACGAAGTCGTTAGAGATTTAAAAGTAAAAGCAGATGTCAGAGTCTGGGAAAAAGACGGACTGACTGGAAGACAGCATACATACGAAGAGCTAGGTGGTCACGTCGTCTGTCACATGGACGGACATATACAGCTAGACGAGAGAAAAGAAGACTTACATGTTCTTGAAATAAAAAGCATGAACGATGCTTCATGGAAAAAGTTTCAGAAGGAAGGCGTGAAGAAATCACATCCAAGATATTATTCACAGCTACAAATGATGATGGGGATGTCGCAAATGCGTACATCTTTTTTTATAGCAATCAATAAGAATACTAGCGAATACCATTCTGAGATTGTGGATTATGATGACCTTGAGTTTATGTTCATTAAAGAACGGATTGAGAGGGTTTTACTTAACAAAGCGAGGAAGATTAGCAATGACGAAACAGATTGGAGATGCCGAGGGTGTTTTAAAAGGGGTGCGTGTTGGGGGCAAATTGATGTTCCCAAGTCATGCACGACGTGTAAGTTTGCAATCGCCAAGTCAGATGGTGACTGGCATTGCCAGAAACACGGACGAAGTGCCAGAGAACTGTGTAACTTTTACGAGCTTTATGAACCGTTGCCGAAGGGAAGCTGACATGAAGTATGAAGAGTTGGAGAAAAAGTTTGTAACGTTACACAACAAACGTTCTGAAGTTATGAAAGAAATTGAATATAACGAGAACGAAATCAACTCCATACTAGAACGCATTGCAAGAAGTAATCTTGAGAAGGATGACTTTGCAAAAGCCAATGACAAACGCAAGCATCTTCGCAAAGAGACTGTGGAACTTAACCACAAGAAGCGAGAGCTTGAAGCACAGATACAACTGATAAAGATGAGAATGAAAAATGAATAAGAAATTTAATCGCACATCCTTTTTGGGTACAGCAGACCAGCTTATCAATAGTGACAGAGCCAAGGTGTACGGGCCAGCAAAGAAGAACCACGAAGACATTGCTAAGATTTGGTCTGTAATTCTTGGCAAGCAGATTACAGCTGAACAAGTTGTTATGTGTATGATTGGCTTGAAGATTTCACGGCTTATAAAAACACCAGAGCATGCAGATTCATGGGTGGACTTGTGTGCTTATGGAGCTATTGGAGGAGAAATAACAAATGAAAGTAATAATAGAGAGCCCGTACAAAGGGCTAAACGAGGCAGACCGAAAAAAAAATAAAGAGTTCGCACGTAGGTGTATGCTTGATTCATTAAAAAAGGGCGAGAGCCCTTTTTTATCTCATCTACTCTACACGCAAGTGCTAGACGAAGATGTAGAATCAGAAAGACGAATAGGATTGGAAGCTGCATTTAAGTGGTACGAGGTTGCAGACTACGTTGTTGTCTATACAGACAGAGGTATAACCAAAGGAATGAAAGAGGGTATAAAGGTAGCCAGAAATTTGAACAAGACTGTTGAGTATAGGTCTTTCAAATGAAGGAAGTAATTGTTTATAGTTTGTGGTTACTGATTGTTCCAGACATTGAGTCGTCAGAAGTAAAACTAAAAAGACTAGAGTTTACCAGTCATGCAAGTTGTTTAGTTATGGCTAACTTACTTGAACAAAAGAGAGACCCCATTGTACAGAAGAAGCAATGCCGAAGGGTCATCAAGTATCCAACAGACCAAGACAATAATAATAAGTAGTTTGTTTGCTAATCTGTTATTCGCTGAGTTCAAAGTGTGGAGCGTCAATGAAAGGACGTCTGCCCTCAGACCTACGTAAGTCTACATAAGCGTTCATAGCTTCTTCCATTGTTCCATCCCATTCACGAATGTCTGGTATCTGCCAGGCAGCACCCCAACGGATTCCAACTCCTTCGTCTTGGGCTGCTTGTTTCATTGCGTCTGCAACGTCGTCGTACAGATTCAATTCCCAAGAACCCCTCGAACCAATGTAACACATCAAGTCTACGGCATCACCAGTAAGGTGGCGTGACTTCATCGTCTTGGATGCACCTTTTGCTACCAGTTCCTCTTGTTCTTCTTGAGTTCGCAGACCACAGATAACTCCGAAGTCGATTTTCGTAAGGGTTATAGCTTTCATAACAACAATTTTCATGCTGTCATTTACGCCTTCAAGCTTGCCGAGGCTTCGTTCTGATAACTTAAATGCCATACTGTTTCCTTTTTTTGTTGCTGTGTGTATTCGTAAATGTCTGAATAAATCTTGCGTTATTTTTTTGTGTCCGTCTTTTTCATCTTGTCATAGCTCCTCATTCCGCCAATTCCGAGCATGCCAAACATTAATGGCATCATCACAGACATGTCTGCTTGTGGTATCATAATGCCAAAGCCAGCACAAATCGGTGCGACCATGTAGTTGATTCCAAGGCTGAGACCTGAAATCCAGCCAATCAAGGGGCGCCAAGACGACTGGAACCAGTTGCCCTGTGCGTCTGCCTTCAATACTTCTATCTGAGCGAGTGCAAGCTGCTGGGCATGTTTCTCAGACATCGTTGCCAACTCGTGGGCGATTTCTGCTTTCTTGTCTGCGTCAGGTATAAATTTATCTAGTAGCCCTGTTACTGGGCCAATCAGTGCTTGTATCATTTTCTTGCCATCCATGCTGTTGTTCCCATATATGCGCCGACTATTCCAGCGCCTGATATATAGAATAGGTTACTAATATCTGCTAGAGCTTGTACTCGCTCTATCGGTACGAAAAACATTGCAGCAGTAAATGCACCCATAGCAATCAGTGTGAACCTAGCCATGCGTAACTGCGCTAAATTTTTTCGTAAACTTGTTTCGGTTTCTTTTATAGCTTTTACGTGAGCCAGTTCTTCATCACTCACAATGCCGTCACCGTCTTCATCATATTCTGCATACTTAGATTTTACTTGTAGTTTCTTTTGGGTCATCGTCTTGCCTTCAGTTCGTCTAGGCTTTTTGTTTTCTTGCCTCCGTCATACTCCCAGGCGTATCCACGATAAACCATCTCTTCGTTTAAGTTCGTCTCTCCTATGTAAATCCACCCCAACATTCTACCATACTTGCCGTCTTTTTCTGTTTTAACTCTGAGACCTGAAGGCTCACCGTCAGCAAGACGTCTTGTAAGAAATGCTTTTGCTTCAAGTCCCATCTGCTTTTCTTCGAGGTCACGTGTTCTGCTTTCTGGTGCGTCGATACCAGCAAGACGTACACGTTCTTTTTTTGTAAGACTGAAGCCAAGGTCTATCACCATGTCGACAGTGTCGCCATCAACTATTTTGGTTATTTCTTTTATGGCGTATTCGTACATTAGTAATAGAACCTACCTTTTTTGCTAGATTGTTCTCCAGCTATCGCATCAACAATACCTTCTCTTGCTGCTCTGTTACCGCCAACGATAGGAATACGTTGCGCAAACTCACGTGCAGCAGCTCTTTCTTTAGCGTTGCTGTTGTCTTTGTCGTCAAAGATACCGCCAGCTGTTGTCATGGCTGAAGGTATAAGTCCAACTGTGGGGCCAAGAAGTGTGGATACCATTCTGTTTGCACCGTATGCACCGTTGTCCATTTGTGTTGCAAAAGAATGTATGATGTCACCAAGAAGACCAAAGCCACCCATGATAGCCATGCCCTCGAAGTACCAGCCTAAGAAATCGTTGTAATCTCCGTGGGTTTTTTCATCATAGCCCAGTATCTTTGCTAGGTTTCTCTTTCTAACTTCTGGGCTTTTGTTTTCATCACCACCTCTGGATTGCAAGACGTCCTTGACGGACAATGTTCCCGCACCAAACGCTGGGCCAAGAAGGAAAAATCCCATAGCTGGCTTGAAGTTTCCTTTGTCCATCTCTCTGAACACATGCCCACCAAGCCTTGCCATCATTAGAGGGAATGACTTGAGCTGGAACACTAGCGCACCAAAAGGTGTCTGCGCCCACATAGGTACATCATTTGGATTTGGTTGGAATATGCTGTCATCTGCGAATTTAAGAATAGCCATTTTAACATCTGGGTCTTCAAGCATTTTTGTGTTGCCGAGAGCAGTTCTTTCTTTTCTTTGATTCGGCAAGAACTTCTCAAGACCATACTGCTTCAAAGCACGATGTGCTTCTTTGTATGCTCTGGACTGATTAGCATATCCAATGTTTGGCTTAAAGTTATTGAAAGCTTTTTCTTGCATGGACTGGAACCAGTTGAAAGCTGTAGCACCAGCTATCTTTCTTTGCATGTCAGTCCAGTCTGTGAGCAACGTAGCGTTGAAGAAAGCATGTGATT